TAAACTTTGATTTGTTTTGCAGGTTCTGAAACTCCTGCTTTTCTCTTGAGAGATCCAATATTATAAATTGTGCCCTCTTGTCCATCATCAAAAACAAAGTTCTGCGATACGTCAAAACTTTGCGAATCTAAAGTCTGAATTACACCCTCAACATCAGACTCAGATGCTACGATTGTTTCGCCTTCTTTGAACGGGATATCATTTTTATAGATAAATGATATCTTAGAGTCTGAGACTTTTTCAGCAACGATTGCAATCGCACCAGTTGTTTGTCCAGTGATTTTCTCACCAATAACAAATTCTGTAGTGGTTGTAGATGAACTTGTAAGTGTATTCAGAACCGCAGTAGGACATGATGCAACTGCAGTGTCTGAAGACTCAAAGATTCCGTGAATTTCAACAATATCTGGGACATTCAGTGAAATAATTTCGTCCTGTACTCTGGTTCCAAATGGATATGAACCAAATGTGAGACCATCATTCAGAGTTGTAGATCCTGCACCAGAAGCTGACAGTTTTGATTTGTCAACAATAACAGAATTAACTCTGTTTTTAATCTTTACTTTGGACTTGGGTTTTTCTTTTTTAAGAGTTGCAATCAATGTTGCGCCAGTATCATTAGCGCCTAAGTTAAGGAAGTTAATTGACTTTCCGCCATTTGAGAAAACCAGTCTATCTGCAGTCAGAACTTCAGTAGATCCATCTGTTCTGATAAGAGCATACCTTTCCTCATCAAATGCAGTGAAGGTTTCATTATCGCCGCCAGTTACAACTGAAGACAGCGTATTGCTTGCAATATTAACAGTGAACTCTTTTCTAATATTGATACTTGCTGATGTTAAGTCAACATTAGAAACATTAGCCTTTGGAAGTGCAGTATACAGTGTATTATCGGAAGATGCTTCAAGATTTGTTCCAAGCACAGTAAAGTCTTGTACTTCAATCTGCGTTGCAACGGTTCCTCCAATAGCAACACCAGTAACTGTGGTCACTCCAGTAATTGTAAGATGGGATGAACCAACAGATACAACTCTTGCAAACACTGGATCATTATTTGTATTTCCACCTCTGTTAACATCAGAGTATCTTACAAGATTATTCTCTCTGATGCCAGTTGGGAACCTTGGATTGGTGCTTCTAACCGTACTAATACCTGCAGCACCCGATGTAGCAGAAATTGTGGCAACACCAACTACAGATATTGGTGACTGAATTGTATCTCCGTTAAATGTATAACCAGCCCCTACAACACCATGAATTGATTTTACATCAGAAATACCAAATTCAGTTACAGCGACTCCAACGAAACCGCTAGCAACACCATTAAATGTAAGTGGCTCAAAGTCATTAAACTTACCCTGAACATCATATAAAGTTACTGACTTACTATTAGACACAGCACTTCTAATAAATGCTGTTGCACCAGTTTGTTCTCCCTTAACAAAAGTTGGGACGTTTAGAGTGGTTGCCTCATTAAGAGTAAGTGTGGTAAATGTCTGAACATCAAACAATGAAATGTCCCACTCATTGATATTACCATTAGAGGAATTGTAACTTCCTGACTCCAGTGAGAAATCATAAACTCTAGCGAGTCCAATTTCAGAACCAGCAGCGACAGTTGCTGCACTTCCAATTCTTGTATCTCTCAAAGAGACCGTGAAGGTGTTTCCCATTCCAACTTTGGGAGCACCGTAGACGTTATTGATTCTTACAGTTGGTCCAGTATTATAAATTATAGACTCATCTTCTATCGTTCTGACAGTTCTAGTTTTTGTGAAATCAATAAAGGTTGGTCCAATAGTCTCAATTTCATAACCTTTTATAAAGGCTTTACCTGGTGAAATTTTATAAATTCCTTGATTTTCTGTGACAGGAGTTCCGCTTGGAGTAAATTGTCCTGCTGAGAATATTCCTCTGCTCCCCACACCATCATCAAGTGCATTCTCAACAGAGACATCGAAGTCCCTTACAGTATAGTTGCCAGATTCTGCAAATGTTCTTTTTGCAAGAATGTCAATAAAATCAAGAGAATAATCAGTGCTCTTAGTTTGAGACTTGATTACGCCATCATTAAATCTTGCTAATTCTACAAAATTATCATCCTGAAAATCAACGTTTGGTTTCTTTGAAAGTCTTACACTGATTTTAAGTCTATCCGCACCAGGTGCAGAATAGTTGTTAAAACCTTGTGAGTTATCGTTTAGAGTTTCATCGAGGTCAGCAGTAATGATTTCCTCAGTTACAAGAAGACCTACTCTATATGAAGGTGTGCTATTGTATTGATCAAGAATAAGAGTTTCAGTTGCAACATTGACAAACTGACCCCTTACAAAATATACACCTTCTTGAATAGAAAAGGAAGATCCAGTTTCAGCTGCACCAGTTGCAATTGTGGATGCAAAAGGTGCTCCGGCATCAATTGTTGTATTGCCTAACAAACCTGAAGTAATGATTTGATCACAAGCAAGATTTTCTCCATCAGAGAAAAATTCAGTGGCATTATTAGTAGTGCTTGAACCTAGATAATTGATGTAAAGAGTAAGAGTTCCTCTTTCAGAATCCTCTGGATTAAGAACATTATCAACGTATGCAGTAACTCCTGATGTCAGACCTGTGATTTTAGTTCCAACTATTTGATCAGCATATGCACTTACCGGCACGCCCTGAAAGGTGTTCTCAAGTTGGATGCACCTATAGAATTGAGAATACGATGTATTTCCCGGTATCACCTTTGCGCCTTCTTTAAAGAAGTGTTGACCAAATCTTTCAACCTGATTTTGTAATATTGATTGCAGCGTTGTCAGTTCTCTTGCCTGAACAGGATATCCAGGCTTAAAGAGAACTTTATGAAAGTCATTATTCGCATCAAAATCGTCAAAATAAGGTGCGACGTTGAGATTAGTTTGCTGTGGCATAATCCGTTAGAACTGCAAAATGACTTTAATATCTTCTTTTTGGTTAGATGACCTCGTGATCGATGGTCTATTGTCTACGTAAACTATATTACCTGAGTGCTTTCTAACCTCAGCACCAGCGACACCATCGGTAAATGACTGACCAAGGTAATATGTTCTATTATTTATTACGGTACTTACACCCGTAAAGGACGTGTCAATGGCAAGATTTGATCCAGTCGATGGAACAATAGTGATGCTGCCACCACTTGCAGGTGTTGCCGTAAATTCTTGCAATTCAAACCCGTAGGTTGGTTGAGTTTGTGCTGTTCCAACTGTATTAAATCCAGCAACAGAACGATCTTGCCAATACTTCAGAACACCAGTAGTTTGATCATAATTAACAACTCTTCCGACAGCGGTGCTTCCAGTTGCAATTGTTTGGGTGACATATGAGTCTGCAGAGAAAGTAGCAGAACTATATCCAGCACCTACAAGTTTAAGAGCATTAACAGCACTTGCTTTATCAGAATTTAAGATAGTTCCAGCACTTGCTTCTGGATTTTGTACAACACCAATTCTTGCGATTTGGTTTCCAGTGACGAAATCTGGGTTTTCATTATCATTCTCAATTCTAGAGTATAAAAGAACGTTGTATGCACCAAGTTCTCTGTAAATATCTGCACCGTGACCTCCTTGAGGAGTAATAATTACATCAAGTGTAGGTCTTGAAGTTCCAGTAGGGACGCCACCTGCTACAAGATCAACGTTGGCATAGGTATAACCTGAACCCTGATTTGATATGGTAACTGTATCAACTTTTTGATCATTATTGACAACGATTGTGCAAGTTGCACCAGATCCATCACCTTTGATAGGAACATTGGAATATGTTCTATTAGCAGTTCCAAGTCCAACACCGCGATCAGTAACTGCTACAATTTTAATAGAACCATCGACTGCGTTATCTCTTACCGCTGCATTATCTGTGGAAGTTGCCCAATCAGCGGGAACTGGAATAAAATCTGTTGTCTCAAACTTTACAATTTCACTTGGTTTAATTCTAAACAGATACTTCCAAATATATCCATCGCCGCTAGTTCCTGCTGCCCTTGGCTCTAGGTCAGTAAAAGTAGGTTCATCAAGTGATGGTCTACCACTTGGGTTATCTGGATCAGTTCCATTCTGCAAACAAAGATAGACTTGATAGTCTTCATTAATTACAAAATATGATGCAGAATATAAGTTTGTTGCACCAGACACTTTGGCAGTGTTAGATCTGCTATAATCATGACGATAGTAGTCATAAGTTGTACCAGATGACCATTGTCTCTTAGGAACAACTTGCCTAATATCAGCAGTATTAATTTTTTTCAGTGCGACCATTGTATCCCAATAGTCATTTTCCTGATCAAAATTATCCTTTGGTGAAGGAGGATTATTATTCCAATCAGTTTGGTAATCTGTTGGATTCGGTAAACCAATAAAAGAATAATAGGTGTTTATGCCAACGTCAGAAACAAAATTCTTGGCGTTAAGCACTCTAATTTGATCAGTTATAATAGCAGCCATTTGTACTGGTTTTTTTACTTATTTATTGGGACAGTGACCACAAAATTTATTTAGACGATGTAATTTCTAAATTTAAGTGGATTTGTTCTTCTTACGAGACCTGAAGTTGTGATGCCAACTACACCATTATCGCCGTAGAAGTTATACTCATAGGATTGTACTCTTCCTGTTAAATCAACTCTACCCCAACTGTAATTACCCATATAATTCGAGGTAGTGTATATACCTCCAGTGGTAGTTCCAAGTCCAACAAC